CCCAATACCCACACGACCCAACCCGCTTGATGCTGGTCGGCACCCAAGCCGGATCATGCACCACCGCACCACCCTGACAAACGACCACGTGATCCCCGCCACTCACACCCGTGGAGCCGAACAACAGCCAAGTGCTGTCCGGGTTGTTCGCACCCATCCAGTCGAGCACACCTTCCACCGTCTCGTTGCCGTCGAGCGCGAAAGCAGTGATCGTCAGCCCGCGCAAACCGAGCCAACGCCGCGCACTGGCACGCGCTTCCTCGCCCGTCGCGCCAAGGTCTGCAAAATGCGGCACGTGCTCCGGTTCGAGATCCATGATCGACGCGATGCACGCGCGCAAGCAGTCACCGTAGGACTTGGGGGGATTGTGGCGGGTGCGGCACATCACCGGAGTCACTTACACCACCCCGGCACCGACGCCGCAACATGAGACCGACCGTCCGTCACCCACGGTCTGAAAAACCCGACCCAATGCGCCGCATCCACATCACGGACGCAAGTGGGTCGGTTGCGCGGGTCAAGGTTCTGCTCCAATGTAACCAGCCCGCTCGGTGCCGCTTTGAGCAGCTGGGTCAGACTGAGCAGGTCGAGCACCATTGGGCCGGTGCTCGCCGGCACAGGTGTCCGACACGGATCAACGATGCGCTCGCGCCAGGCGTCGAAGTCGGACGGGCTGTCAGGCCAGTAGCCGATGTTCTCCGAGATGCTGCACCCGAACGTGGTGATCGCGGTGGTATAGCGCAGCGATTCGATCGGTGTGAAGTCGATCGACCCGCTCCACTGTGCTTCGGTGCGACATTGGTCGATCAGTTCAGGTGTGGCGCGGATGTAGAATGTGCCGGTGAACGACTCGACTTCCTCGATCACGAGATAGGAGCGGTTCGACGCGAGCACCTTGCCGTTTTCCAGCCTGAAGCACTTGAACGCTTCATCAACGTCCGAGTCGGGTGAGGCGACGACATGGGACAAGCGCGCGATGGTATCGCAGGGGATTTTCATGTGTGATGGGCTCCAACGGTATCAGTTACCACTATGTAAGTTTTCTGTTGCGGTCAACCCCCATCATGTGTATCAGACTGCCAGAAACAACGGAGAATCACATGACCGCTTCATTGACTTTGACTGGTTCCGTCGCCGCTCTGTCCGCTGCGCTTGCTGCGTTTGAGCGTGTGGACGGTGAGCCTGACGCTGGTACTCGCACCGTGACGCCGCTGACCCCCACCGCAGACGCGGGAAACTCCCTGCCCGTGACGCAGACGGCTTCCACCGACACTGGTGCTGGTATTCCGGCACCGATGCCCCTCCCGTCCGCTCCGAGTGGGGTTGCATCGACCCCGATTGCACCGATCCCGAGCACGTTGCCCGACTCGACCGATTCGGAGGATGAAGGCGAGGAAACGGACGGCAGCGGCGTGGACGCTGAAGGTCTGCCGTGGGACGAACGCATCCACTCGTCCAGCAAGAAGAAGACAGCCAAGGGCGTGTGGGCCAAGCGGCGCGGTGGACCGAGTGGTGCGGAACTGGCAGCGATCGAAGCTGAACTGCGTGGCGTGACGCAGGTGCCCATGCCGACCCCTGCGCCCGTGGTTCCGCCGATGCCTGTTCCGGTGGTGCCAGTCGGTGGTGTGCCTGAAGCAGCCCCGATCCCTGCTCCAATGCCCGCACCACCGCAGCCCGCACCCACTCCGGTTGCACCGCCCGCTCCCACCCCTGCACCCGCTCCGGTTGCCGAAGAATGGGATTTCGCCAAGCTGATGATGCACATCGGCCCGAAGATGGGCAGCGTGATCACGCCGGAATATCTGGCTCAGGTGGTGCAGCGGTTCGGTTTGAACGCGATCACTGATGCGGCGACCAAGCCTGAAGTGATTGGTCAGCTGGTGGCGCAGTTCCAGGCGGATAACGTGTGGTAATGATCATCTACCAACATCAGGACGGTGGTTACTACGTCATCGCGGGTCAGTACCCCGTCCAGATGAAGATGGATGACGGGCGTTGGGAGCCAGCGGTTTACTACCGTCGCGTCTCCCGCGCACCGGACGGTCGGTGGATGTACGAGGGCAAGAACCACTTCTGCACCACGCAGGCACGGTGGAACGAACGGTTTACGAGGGTTGAAGTATGAGCGTAGTCGTCACAGCCACAGACCTGCCCCGCATTATGCACTGCTTCGGCTCGCTGCATATGCCGCAGTCGGTGCCGGGCGGTGGTGATCCGACCGCCAGACAGGAAGGCAACGCAGCACACTGGCTCGCTGAGCAGATGTTCAACGGCTCACCCGCTCAACCCGGTCTCACTGCACCAAACGGCTACGTGATCACTGACGACATGGTGGAGCACGTGAGCCAGTATGTCAGCGCGCTTGACTGCGGCGAAATGGAAGCCGACACCAGTTATGCGGGTAGCGGGTGGGAAGTGCGCGGTCGGGCTGATCATCTGGTGTGGCGACCGCAGCAGATTGACCGTAATGGTCATGTTGCCGACGAGTCGATACTCACCATCGACGATTTCAAATACGGGTGGCGCATCGTCTCACCTGTCCGCAACTGGACGCTGATGAGCCACGCGATCGGTTGGTGCATCAAGCACCAGCAACGGCCCGACCGCATCACCTTGCGCATCCACCAGCCCCGACCGTATCATGCGGATGGGCCGCTTCGGGAATGGTCGTGCTCGTTTGAGGAATTGATGGGCTTCTACAGCCAGATCGAGCACCGGCTGAGCAACCCGACCGACGAACTCGTGACCAGTCTGGACCATTGCGCCAAGTGCCACGCGCTCGCCACCTGTCCCGCCGCTCGCAGTGCCAGCATGAACGCGCTGGACGTGATGGATCGGGTATTCGTTGACGATCTGCCGAAGCCGGTGCTGCTGCGCGAGATGGAACTGATGCGGCAGGCGGTCGGGTTGATCGAGGCGCGCAAGGACGCCATTGAAGAACTGGTGACGCACCGGATCAAGCAGGGCGAGGTGTTCGACGGTTATGCGTTGGAGCGCCGCCACGGACAGCGCAGGTGGAAGCCTGGGTTGACTGGTGCGGCTTTGTCGCTTGCGGCGGGTGTGGATCTGTCCAAGGATGGGATCGTCACACCAGCTGAAGCAGAGCGGCGCGGTGTCAGCAGGGAAGCGGTTGCGGCGCTGACGGACAGACCGTTGCTCGATGCGAAATTGAAACAGATTGACGTTGATGCCCGTGCTCGGGCTGTATTTGGAGAACAATGATGCGTAAGACCCTCAACTGCACCACCCACCTCACCGCTGTCGGTTACAACAACGACACCGGCACCGAGTTCACCACCTGTCTCGGTCGGATCGTGTGGGGCCACCCGCTCAAGCCGCAGGACAAGACCAAGGATGACGTGAAGGTGCTCGACTCGAACGGTCAGCCGATCAAGGTCTGGTCCTTCGGTGTCGCGTTCCCCAAGGCGGATTTCCAGCAGTCGATCTGGCCGCACCTCCATGCTGAAGCGGCGAAGGGTTATCCGAACGGCGTCCCGAACAATTTCACCTACAAGTACAAGGATGGTGACACCGATACGGACGCCAAGGGCAATCCGCTGTCGGGCAAGACCGGCTACGCAGGCAACTACGTGATCGCCTTCTCGACCGAACTGCAACCGCCGCAGTGCTTCGTGTTTGAGAACGGTGCGTATCGCCAGATCGACGAGAGCATGATCAAGACCGGCGACTATGTGCTGGTGGGCGTCAACACCAAGTGGCACGGCCCGAACCCCAACGCACGTGGATCGCGCCCCGGTCTCTACATCAACCCGCTGACCGTCCTGCTGTGCTACCAGGGTGAAGCGATCAGCGGGTCGTATCAGGCCGATCCGAACGCCATGTTCGGTGCCGCACCGCCGCAGGTGGCAATGCCTGCCGGTGCGATGCCTGTGGGCGCTCCTGCACCCGCTGGTGGTGGTATGCCTGCTGCACCGGGGACGATGCCGGGGATGGCACCTGCACCGATGCCCGGTGCGCCGGTCGCTGGCACGGGTATGCCCGCAGCACCCGCACCGGCTGCACCGGCTGCACCGACCAGTCCGCAGCGTCCCACTGATCCGACGCACATCCACAACAACGGGAACGGCACGGAGCAGTGGTTCATCAATGGCGCTTGGGACGGTGGTGCTCACCCCGTGCCTGCCACGCTGCCGCCGCCGGCCACTGGTTTCGTCGATCAGGCTGCTGGTATGCCTGGTATGCCGGGTGCGATGCCGCCCCGTTGAGAGCGGGACAAGGTGCAGTGCGGGCCGGAGTGTATCTGGCCCGCCTGTCACTATGACGCTGACCTAGATGACTGTATCAGATTTTGAGGTGGTGAGATGACCCCAATGGAACGACTGCAATCGCTGATCGACCACATCGAGGTATGGGCAGAAGATCGCAACCTGATCAAAGGCGGAACGTCCCAAGCGCAAATGCTGAAGCTGACCGAGGAAGTCGGTGAAATCGCTTCGGCTGTTGCACGTGGGAACCGTGATGCGCTGAAAGACGGGATCGGTGATGCGGTGGTGGTGCTGACCATCCTTGCCGCTCAGAACGATCTCAGCCTCGAAGAATGCGTTGCCGCAGCCTACAACGAGATCAAAGATCGCAAGGGTCGCATGGTGGACGGTGTGTTCGTGCGCGAGGAATGACCGCCAAACGTCTCGCGCACCACCTGGCCGTCTGCCTCGACTGCGGCGCTCGGTGCAGCGCGACCAATGCAAGGCCGTGGGCGCATCACCACGCGAGGCACCACGGCCACACTGTTGAATTGCAACTCGGATGGGAGATCGACCCGTGCAATCCCGCATAGATAGCTTCATGGAAGCGCTCACCAACGTCGCAATCGGCTTCGGGATCAACTTCGTCGCCAACTGGATCATCCTGCCGTGGTATTTCGGTATCGAAGCGGACGTGGGCAGTTTTGCGCTGCTCGGGATGATCTACACGTTCATCAGCATCGCACGGTCCTATCTGATCCGGCGCGCGTTCAACGGGCAGACCGTGTGGGAAGCTATCACCGGAAGGACCAAGCGGTGAGTTTCTATAGAGAGCGTAGCGTCCGTTCGACGCGCAAGCAAAAGCAATGTATCGGGTGTTTGAGAATAATTCCGGTCGGATCATATTCGTTGGATGTGGCCGGTCATTGGGAAGGTGACTTCTGGTCTGGTGCGTACCACACCGAATGTCGAGCAGCTGAAATCGCTCTTAACAGTTTACACGATGTTTATCCGGGTGAGTGGATGGGTCTCAACGAAATCGAGTGGGACGATTGGGATTGGCTACTCACGGAACACCCTATCGCCGCCGCGAACATGGCTATCACGAAAGAGATGTACGATGAAGCGCTCGCCAGTAGCGAACGAATGCGTGCATTCTATCTGAGCAGGGCGCATCCGCAATGACCGATAGCACACCACCCCGCTCGCTCGATCTGGACGGCTTCAGGCGCATCGGGTGCCGCCCGCTGATCGTGACGGTCAACGGTGCGGTCCAGCACTACGTCCAAGCGTACAACGTCGATGAGGGCTGGGTCGAACGGCTCAAACGGGACGAGATGGGTCGGTGGGTGGTGTGTGAGGATGGCAGCATAGTGAGCGAGTTGGTTCGTGGTGTTGTGATGGTGTGGTGGGGATAGATATGCGTATCGGCAACGGAGAGTTCTGGTTGGGTGACTGCCTTGAGTTGATGGCATCTGTGCCGGACGGTAGTGTTGACATGGTGCTGTGTGATCTACCGTATGGGACGACGCAAAACAAGTGGGACAGTGTGCTTCCGTTCGACCGGCTGTGGGAGCATTACTGGCGGGTATGCAAGCCGAACGCCGCTGTTGTTCTGACTGCTGCTCAACCGTTCACCAGCGCGCTGGTGATGAGTCAGGTTGATCGGTTTAAGTATGATTGGTGCTGGCGCAAGCCGAACGGCACCGGTCATTTGAACGCTAAGAAAATGCCGATGCGCGACAAAGAGGATGTGCTGGTGTTCGCCAAATCACAGCCAACCTACAATCCACAGTTCGTTGAGGGTAAACCGTATGTTTGGGACAGCGCGAGAAGTTCTAACGGTAACTACGGGAATCACGGTGATGAGCGAATAATCAACGATGGTAAAAGATACCCGAAACAAGTTTTAGAATTTAAACAGTCTAGAGGTAAACACCCCACCCAAAAGCCCGTTGCGCTGTTTGAATACCTGATAAAGACCTACACCGACGAAGGAATGCTCGTGCTGGACAACTGCGCAGGTAGCGGCACCACAGCCGTTGCAGCCGAGCGCACAAACCGTCGCTGGATTTGCATTGAACGCGAACCGACCTACTACTACCCTGCCATCGGACGGGTGTGGTCCGAGGTGCATCAGTGACCATCGACCTAACCACAGCACTCGTCTACGATAACGAGTGTCTTCCGAACGTATTTTTGTGCTGCATGTCGCCGCTCTACGGTCAGCACTACGACGTTTACGAAATCAGCGAGTTTCGTGACGACCGCGCAGCACTGATGCAACGGCTCAACTACATACATCAGCATCAGATCGCCATGATAGGATTTAATTCAGAATCCTATGATTATAGCCTGTTGCATCTGCTGTTCACGAACCCCAACGCAACCTATCAGATGCTCCATGCCAAGTCCCAAGCGATCATCAACTCGGGATACGGGGACAACCGTTGGTCACACATGATTTGGCCGCGTGATCGGTTTGCGCCGCAGATCGACCTGCTCAAGCTGCACCACTTCGACAACCGCGCCAAGACGACCAGCCTGAAGGCACTCCAATTCGCCATGCGGTCCAAGTCGATCGTTGAGTCGGCCCTCCCCTTCGACCGCGCTGTGACGCAGCAGGAGATCGAAACAGACCTGATCCCCTACAACAAGCATGACGTGCAGGAGACGAAGCAGTTTGCGCTCTACTCGCTCGACGCGATCCAGTTTCGCATTGGGCTCGTTGAGCAGTTCGGCATCGAGTGCCTGTCGTGGAATGACACCAAGATCGGTGAGAAGATGCTGGAGCAACGGCTCGGGCAGGACGCCTGCTACGAGTGGCGGGACGGGCGCAAGCACCGCAAGCAGACCGTCCGCTCGTCTGTGGCGCTGAAGGATATTATCTTCCCCTACGTCCGGTTCGAGAACCCCGAGTTTCAGCGTGTGCATCGCTTCATGCTCGACCAAGTGCTCACCCCTGACGAGTTGGACGGTGAGGACAGCACCGCGATCAAGACCAAGGGCGTGTTCACCGACCTGACCGCTGACGTGGGTGGTCTGACGTTCCACTTTGGCACAGGCGGCGTCCATGCCAGTGTTGAAGCGCAGCGGTTCCATGCGACCGACGAGTGGCTCATTCGGGACATTGATGTGGCGTCCCTGTATCCGTCGCTGGCGATCGTGAATCGTTTATCGCCGGCGCACTTGGGCGAGCGGTTCGTTGCTGAGTATGCGAAGATCCCCGCCGAGCGCAAAGAGCACGCCAAAGGGACGTATATGAACGCGGCGCTCAAACTCGCCGCAAATGGTGCATGGGGTAAATCGAACAGCGCCTACAGTGTGTTCTATGACCCCCAATACGCCATGCAGGTGCCGATCAATGGTCAGCTTTTGATTTGCATGCTGGTCGAGTGGTTGCTCGCTGTGCCGACGCTCAGTCTGGTGCAGGCGAACACAGATGGTGTAACGTATCGCATTCACCGTGACCACTTGGATCAAGCGAAGCAGGTTGAACAAGCGTGGCAGGATTACACTTGTCTTGAGTTGGAAGCGGTCCATTATAAAATGATGGCGATCAGAGATGTGAATAACTACATTGCGGTTTACGCTGATGATTAAGATGTGCGAATTTTGCGGTGTAAATGCCGTACCGAAAGGAATGATGAAAACCTGCTCCGCTGAATGCAGCGACGCATTTGCTAAACGCAGGAAACGCGAATACATTCTGTCTGACCGACAGAAATGGCGTGACTATAACAGGCGATACTACAAAGAAAATAGAGAAAGATGCTTGGCGTCAAGTGAAAGATGCAGGCAAAGAGAGCGGTCAAAAATAGAAAATCAACCGAGTAAACGACTCGATATACTAGTCCGATCTTGTCGGTTGAGCGCAAAAAGAAAAGGTTTAACCTTTGAAATTGACAGAAACACAATCGAAAAAGCGATCATCTTGCAAGGTGGTGTTTGCGCTTTAACAAAAATGCCTTTTGATTGGAAATTCGGTGGCGAACACAGGGCGAATCCTCACGCCCCGTCCGTTGATAGAATAGACAGTCGAGCAGGCTATACACCAGATAACATACAGGTTGTATGTTACATTGTTAACTTAGCCAAAAATGAATACCCGGTTTCATTGTTTGATGAAATGTGCAGGGCTAGAATGAAAGTTCTAACCAATGACCAAACTAAAACTTAAAGGGGCTTACTATTACCCCGATCCACTGGACTACGCGGGCAGCATCAGTAATAGCAGTCCTCCTGGTTGGCATCGTGATTGGTCCAACATCGTGAGCGTTCGAGCGGCTGTAGCAGCTATTGTTTACGGTGTTGACCCGGAATTTTTCATTCGTTGTCACACTGTAAGTTTCGATTTCATGCTCAGGTGTAAGGTAGGACGCTCGGATCGGTTGCTGCACGGTGAGCGGCAGGTGCAGCGCGTGTTCCGGTATTATGTCGCTCGTGAGGGTGCAACACTGGTCAAGATCGCACCACCTGTTGCGGGTGGTGTGGTTGGTCAGTGGAAGCGCGCGAACGGTGTGAGCAAGGCGCAGTATGATGCGGTGATGGCTGAGACGGGTGGTGCGTGGGATGAGCGCGTCTGCACAAAGAACCGCAGCACCTACACCGAGCGCCGCACGTCCATCGAACAAGGGTGGCTCGTTGCGGACTGCTGCGATGCGAGTCACTTTGATTGGAGCAATGTGAACTACGACTATTACATTGCTGAGGCGCGTAAGTTGGTGATTGCTTGACAGGTGGTAAGTTTTACGATACACGAGTCGCAACGTAGGAGATAGCAGATGCGCAACACACTCACACTCGTAGCACTTGCCGCGACTGTCGCACTCGCCGGATGCGTCACCACCAGCCCGTCAGCGGGTATCCGTCCGCTCGGTGGCGACACCTACATGGTCTCTGAGATGAGCGGCTTCGGCAATGTGGTCGAGCGGGCCGCAGTTTNNTCGTCGTTCGGGCAAACCGTGCGGATCACCGGCAACACGACGCAGACGGGTATCGCCAGCGGCAATCAGTACGCCGTCATCACGTTCCGGTGCGTGTCGTGAACGATCCGGTGAACCACCCGAAGCACTACACCGCACATCCATCCGGTGTTGAGTGCGTTCAGATCACCGAACACATGGGGTTCAATCTCGGCAACGCCGTGAAATACATCTGGCGTGCCGATCTGAAAAACGATGCGATCGAGGACTTGCGGAAGGCGACTTGGTATATCAACCGTGAGATTGAGCGTCGGACCAAGCAGGCACCCTGATCCGAGGCTTCACAGGCGGCACAGGTTCTTCGAGTTGGATCGGCATCCGCTCGCGCAGACCCCACTTCGAGTGCATCAGGAACAGGTTTTGCTGCGGTGGCTCGACCACCACACGCAGATCGTCGGCATACTCACTGTATCCCGGCACTGAGCCATTGGAGAGCACGTTCCCCGGATTGCCCGAGATGTGGTAGTGACCGTGCAGAATGGTGTCCAGCTTGACCCCCATGCTGGCATACTGCGCTTGGATCTTCTTCGTGCCTCGGACGATCGGCAGGAACGGGCCGGCGAACCCCTGACCACCACCCGTCCCCATCTTGTCACCGTGGGTGTTGAGGACGACGCGACCGAATATGGGGGTCATCTGATCCTTGGCCGCACTCATCTGAAACGTGACAGCCGGATCATCAGCGAACTCGCGCTGCACCATAGCACCGATCATCATGTCATAGCTGAGACGGCTGTAGAGTTTGGCCGTGCTCTTGGGGGTGTTGCGCCCGTGGTTCCCCGGCACACACGTCACATGGACGCGCCCGAACGCCCGCTTCAACTCGCGGATCGCGGCGCAGGTTTCCTCGACCATCGCCTGCACCTGCTCGTGCGCTGTGAGGTCGTTCGTGATGCGCAGTTCTTCGTGGATGTCGCCGCTGATCAGGTCGCCACCGAGCCCGAAATAAGCACCGACACATTCGGTATCCTCGGACCACCGTGAACCGATGTTACAGGCGGCAGAGATGTAGCGCCTGAGGCGTTTACGGCAAATCTCGCTGTCGAAGGCGTTGATACCATGAATCTCGTCCGCAGCGATGCGCTCACCCATGTGAACGTCCGACCAGTAGCAACCCACCACGGACTGTGCGCGGCTGCTCGACGGAGCGACGGCATATTCCGGCACCTGATATGGCACGTCGCGGATGCCACCCAACTGTTCGACCAAGTGCTCCAGTTCGCCGATCTGACGTGTTACGGTGGTGGCTTTCTTGCGCCAGAATGCCGCGTCGTGGACCTCACGGGCTGGGGGTGGCGGTGGTGCGGATGGTGCGGGGCGTGAGCCGAGTATTCCAGCTTTGCGCTTCACGTCCTTGAGCATTTTGGACGGCATTGACGGGTGGAAACCGAACTGACGAGTCACCTCACCACCGTTGCCATTTGCGGCGATGATTGCTTCAAGCACTTCACGCTGACGCGGGGTGCAGTATTCCAGCAGCGCCGGATCGACGATCAGTAGCTTACCCATCAGAATACTCCGAGAAACTTGCGGCGGCTCTTGCGGACGGCGGCTGCATCACGCTGCTCACACCGCTCGACGATGCCGATTGCCTCACGGGTTCGATCGTTGGCCTTGTCGAGTTGTCCGGTTTGAGCGTCTGCGAAGACGATCCAGTCGCCAACGGTGGAACCTTGCGGCAAGTCCGCGCCCTGGACCCCCTCGCGCCATTCAGGGGGCAGGAGCGTCGAGCAGGCAGTCGGGGTGCTCACGATAGGCGGTGCGGAGACACAGCCGCTCGATAGCAAGGCGCTGGAGATCAGGATCAATCGGCGCATCTGCACCGGGTGCTTCACGGATGACACGTTCGGTCTCCCTCGTGATCACGTCTACACGACGCTCGTATTCGACAGTCCTGCCAACGCTT